GCGATTTGTGGTTGGTAAATTGTTGCTTGAGCAAAGGATGGAGAGTTCGTTGTTGTTGTAATAAATTGTGCTGATGTTTGTGTGACTGCATTATTTGCACCGACTGTTGTCGAGTTCGCTCTCAGATATTGTGTGTCATACAAAGCAGAAGAGTTGTCTGTTCCTGCCAACCTGTAACGCAAATTGATGAAGCTGCTAGTTGAACGACTTTGGATGTTGAGAACCATCAAATAATTTAGATATGTAGCAGTGAAAACGCCATTCAGTGAAAGGCTTGATACTCCTGAGAATGTCACCTGACCTGTTGAGCTGGCGGAACCAGTACCCGATCCGACTGCTACCGATGTAGGGACGATTGGGATGAGACCGCCTGCACTGGCTGCAAAACTGAGGTTCGCATTGAGCGATGAAGCTGTTAGGACCTCTCCTGCTGTGTATGTGGTAAGTGGCATAGTGCTTCCTAACTTAGTGCGTAGATGCTGTCAAGTGTGGAACTGTCAAGAATGAAGAGCTGGTAGACGGTCGTCGGGGATGTGTAGATCGTGACCTGATGAGGCTGGCTGTACGAGATCCGATGCTCAATGCCTTCAATGAAAGATTCCTGTGCGATGACGCTGGTAGTTGTAGATGAGGTTGTGATGGTCTTCTCAACGCTGATCGTGTCGCCGATTTCGAGGATTGCCACATTGTCGCGCTCACCTGTAGAAAGCATTTGGAAGCCTGTGTTTACGCTGGTGAGTGTCGCGGATGGTTCGCCTTGGATCAGATATGTCGCAAGGGCTAAAGCTGCAGTGTCGTTGTGGACGAGACTTTCGGTGTAGGCGATTGCTTGAATAAAGTACTTGGCTTGGCTTGCTAGATCATCAACGGTCTCCGGTCCTGTGGCTCCGAGATGGGTCACGCTTGCACGGTTGATTACTTTGTCCGCGCCGAAATTGATGGACACAGAATCGTATGGATAGTGGCTTGGGTCGTTGTCACCGAACTCTACAGAAGCTCCAGCAAGTGTTGTCCCGATGCGCTTCTGAAACACAAAGCGCCCCGACCTATCCACAAACGCTCTTCCCTGCTCTGCAGCCATGATGTCATTGAGATAGCCCTGAGCATTAGATCCGGACGGAACTGTGTAGGCAGCTGCACCGCCAAGAGTGATCGCTGAAGTCTCTATTGATTGCTGACCTACGCCTTGGAAAGCATCAACTTCTGGGAGTGCGAGAAGCTCTACAACTCGAGCAGATGCAATCTGTTCCGTGACATTCCACTCGTCTAGGAACGCTTGCGACAGCAAGTACTGATCATCAATGGCTTGAATGTTCACTAGGTCGTTGCCGTCTAGATTGAACTGATAGTCATAATTGACAATGAAGCCTTGAAAGAGTGATTCGGCAACATTCAGCGAGTTGTATCGGTAGAAGCGCACTCGACGCATAGGTGCAATGCCGGGCTCATTGTTGGCAGGATCATATGTCGGTGAGTCTGTGTTGAACGGGTTGAAGGCTCCTTCGGCGAGCTGGTCGTTCAGTGTGAAGTTCATGATGCCGGGGACGAACTGGTCTCCGATGTCGCGTCGTCCTCGAGTGATGGACACATCAAGAACGCCTGTGGTCACATCAGCGAACTCGGTATTTGTTCCCAGCGTGTAGGTCGTGTTATTGAGAATGCCTTTAGTGGTTGAGTCCAGCATGAAGCTTCCAGAGTCCCAGCCTGTGTCAATCTCTAATAGATATTCACCCGACTGGATGACCGATGCGCTCATTAGTATCTGCCAGAGATCGGACGGACCGCGATGTCAGCTGGACCCGATGCACGGTTGAAGCTCTTCACAGCATCAATGACAACCTTGCCTGTCTGGGCATTGGTCATGACTCCGCCGTTCACATTGACTGTGTAGTTGTTGCCACCTCGCGCAGCTGCAGCGCCACCAGTAGTTGAGGTCGGTGAATCTGGCGCGCCTGTGTTGATCGTGGAAACCGTGTTGGCAAAGTTCGCTCCGATGCCCTTGACATCTGCGAGCTTGAGGTTCGGGTTCCTGAGAAGCTTCTCTGCAGCCTGAATTGCTGACTGCACTCCTGCCAAATACTGCTCGCCTTGTGTGACTCCAGCTTGGTAGAACTTGTCTGCAGCCAAGGTCCCGAGAGCATCGGCAACAAAGTTCAGGTCACTGACCAAAGTGTTGATCCCATTGGGTCCTGTAATCGCGTCAGAGCCCCCGATAATCAGTTCATTAGCGATTGCACTGCCAGCCTCTTGACCAGCCTCTAGAACGCTTCTGAGCGCGTCCTGTGACAGACCCATCGCGAGCAGTTGCTCAACTTGCTTGCTGAATTGTTTTGCTCCTGATGCCTGCTGATTGAGCTGAGCAAGGATCGTCGTTCCGGCTTCTTTTGCAGCGTCGGCTGCACCCGATACCGAGAACTCTCCTGTGACTGACTCTGAGACCGATTGTTTGAAATCGTCGTAGGCAGTCTTTGCGTCCTCGAGCTTTGTCTTTGCTGTGTCAAGTGCATCTGAAAACTGTTTTGATAGTTCTTCGCGCGCAGATTCAAGACTTTTCTTCATCTTGTCCACAGATCCGCCAGTTGTCTTCACTGTTTCGTTGGTCTCTATGAGCTTGCGATTGAACTCTCCTGCAGCGTCAGAAATTCGCATCTGTTGAGTAGCTGAGACTCCTAGCTCTTTGTTGTACGCGCCGAACACTTCTTCGGTTTTGACAAGGCTTGAAATACCGCTAATGATTTGTCCAAAGAATGCGAATGCGCGTGACGATGCGATGAGAAGTTCTTTACCTACAAGCTTGATTCCCTCAGCAAGTTTTCCCCATGTTTTAGGGTTGGCATTTACCCAGACCGTGATGTCTGTCAGACCGTCTATCAATTTAGTGAAGTATGGAAGAACTTCGTTGCCGATGGTTTCTTGGAGTTCGCCAAGAGCGATTGAGACCTTTTTGAAAGACCCCTGAGCCGATTCAGCTGCAACCTTAGACGCACCACCGAATGTCCCGTTCAACGACTGCATGACCTCATTGACTGAAGCTCCGTCTTTGATAAGACCGAAAAGCTCTGGTGAGAGTTGCTTGATCGCTTTGGTGTTTCCGCCGTAAGCCTTTGACACAGCATCAGCGACTTCTTGAACGCCCTTGCCTGTGGCAGCCGAGATATCAAGCACAGTCTGCAGAGCAAGTTGAGCTGTCTCAAGATCACCAGTTCCTGTAACAAGGCTTGCCAGTGCCGGACGAAGTTCATCGTCTGCGACAGCTGCGCTCATTTGGAGAGTTGAGATGAAGCTTTCGTTGGCTTTGATCTGTCCGCTTGTGGCATCGGTTGATGATTTCAGTTGGCGCGCAAGTTGAGCCTGTGAAGCCTGATCTGCTGCAGCTGCCTTTGCAGCTTGAACTAGTTCCACGCCAAGAGCTGTAACTGCAGCCGTTGCTGGGATCATGGCGCGCTTCATAATAAAAGACGCTTTTTCGGCGTTGGTGCTGAGGTTCTTGAACTCAGCGTATGTTTTTTTTATTCCATCGCCTTGGAAATCGGTGATGATCGGGATGCGAATAGCCATTAGAGGTTGCTCCTACTCAATGCGATCGTGAGCTTGCGCTCGACTTCTTCTGTGATGTTCTTGATCGCTGCTTCAATGTTGTCAGCGTTGGCTTCTACTGCTGGGTACATCGAGCGCGAAGCTTTGCCGAAGGTCTTGTCCATGTTCTCAATCAAAGTGTTGTTCCAGTCGTAACTGATGCCTTTGCGCTTCTGTGATGATGACGATTTACCACCACGACCAGCGATGTCAAACACGATTCCGGCAGGGTTTTTTTGTTGCACAAGAAACGCGCTAAGTGTTTCGTATTGCGCGCCTTTGTCCATATTGCGCTTCCGTGCGCGTCGAGTGTCAATCTTGACCGTAATAGATCGGTTCGCAATCGCTTTGTCCCAAGGGAAAATATGTCGCCATTTACGACCAAAGCCACGCATGACCGTTACGCCAATACCTGTCGGGAGATTGTTTCGCGCGTCCGAAATCGTCGGCTGCATAAGTGCGCGATAGTCCTTGGTGATCTGTCGGCGTAGATCTGGGGCGAGTTTGTTCAGCGTCTTGAGATCTTCCTTGATCCCAAATACCTGAACGCCAGTTCTCGCCATGTTCTCACTTCCTGTTTCTTTCCTCTAACACAGTAGTGACAGTGAGTAGGTCGGCGGTGTCAAACTCTTCTTCGTAAAAGCGCGGAGCCCACGAAAGAGCAACCAGCAATTCTGCTAGGAGCCTTCGGTGAGTTCCGCGTGGGTAGGGTTTTCTATTTCCTCAGCGCTCACTTCTACCGAGTCAAGCTTGGCAATGAACTTGTCAAACTCTCCCGGCACGACGATCTTCGCTTGCTTGCATGCTTCCCACGCCAAGAACGCAAGATCTTCAACACCGATCCCGTTCGCCATGTCAGATGCTTTGCGCTTGAACCTTCGTTCCCATGCGACAAGTGTGACGAGATTAGTTGTCACTTCGTATGGGTCTTTGCCACTCTCTGTCACCTTTAGGTGCAGCTTCATTAGTACTCGCTTTCGTGTCGGACCGATGTGCGGTCAATTTATGCTGGGGTTACATCCGTTGTATAGACACCGCCATTTGCCGTAATGCTTATGGTCCCGAGGGCTCCAAGCGAGTTCACGACTGGCAGCGTTGCGATGAAGCAGCCGGTGAGGGTCATCTTTGGATTGGTGGCAGACTCGGTGCCAGCTGCAGGTTGCACAATGATTGTCGTGGATGTGCCGACCAAAGCTGAAAGCGTTGCCCAAGTTTCGGTCGCTGCGAAGCTCGCATAGAAGTCGAGGGTGATTGAGTGTGATCCGAGTCCCGAGACATACTTGCGCGATCCATCACCGAATGCGGTTGCTTCGAGCTGGTCGTAGTTGATGTTCACGGTCGCGCCTGTGCATTGATCGCTGAGATCCACTGCATTGACGGTGACTACTGGTGACGAAAGATAAGTGCTAGTTGCCATGATTACTCCTTGGATGCTTTCTTAGGTTTAGTTTTAGCAGGTTTTTCTTCTTCTGTGGTTGATACCTCAGCGCGCTCGGTAATGAAGCCACCAGCCAGAAGCGCGACGACATTGATGCCAGCCTTCGGCTCGAATAGCTCACCGATCTTGCCAAGCTTCTCAGACGCAATCAGATAGCTCATGATGTCTGAGCCTGTACTTCAATCATCATCTCGTATGCCGGGAGTACTA